TTATATCAATAAAGCTGGTCAAGAGCCAGTTTTTTGTATTATATCTGGCTCACAAAAGGATGAATTGAGGCCTTTCGAGGAAAAGCCCGGTAAAAAAGATCCTGAGTTAAAAGTAGCTCGTTTCTTTACATCCTACCCTCCTGAACACACACTGTTGAGTTGTGTAGTTCTCGGGGATTTTGTTCGTCAATTTTACTCACGTTCCTTTATGAAGGATGGTTTTGTCTCCGCAATCGGAGATTCGCCACAGAGAGGGTCAATGAGATTCTACTTTGAAAAGATGAGTGAAAGGGATCATGCGTATTGTACAGATACAAGTGCGCAAGATTCTTCTGTACCCGCGTGGTTTACCCGTGCGGTCCTTGAAGAGATCATGAAGAAATATGATCTTGACGAGGAAGAGCAGATGCAGTTTGACAATGTCATCAGAAATTCAATCTATAAGGTTGTTAACGTTGCAGGATACCTGTATATGGTCCCAAGAGGTTTGGGATCTGGTGACTATTTGACAACAATCATAAATTGCATGTGGAGATTCTACATGATTGTTGAAAATTATAAGAGACCACTTGAGACATTTTTCAAACATAACACAGTTGTTATCTTGGGAGATGATTGTGCGATGAGTTCTGATTATCCAGATTTGGATTTGAGCTCTAAATACGCCAATATCAAGTGGGCTGGGAAGCCAGTTCATTGGGACGAGATGGATTTCTGTAGTTGCAGATTTACACCTGATGTTCATTATGACTCTTTAAAAATGAGGAATGTTTTGGACAAACGTGTCCAAAAATCGCAAACGATGCACCCAGAATCTGAAATGCAGAGACTTGGTGGCCTCCTAAAAATCCATGTTGATCAGGAATTTTATAACGACGTCCTTCAAAGAATGAAGGAACTTAGTAATCAATATGGCCTGACTCTTGAATATGAACGTGAGTACGTTTCTTATGAAGAGTTATGGACTGTTTTTAATGTCTGTTGAACAGAGAGGGAACTTGATTTTCGAAATCTCTGTTTAAAAAATGGTTAAGAATAACCGTTTCGGGAAGCCGATCAGACAAATTAATATTACAAAGGTCAAACAACAAGTGATGAACGAGTTGAAGGCCGAGGTTCTTCAAAGAAGAAGGAACCAAAAGAAACCTAAGAAGCAGGGTCGTAAAGCTCCTCGTCAAAATCAGACAAGGACGATCACTGACGTTCCTTTGGGAAATTCTCAAAGGATGGGTTTTAATCGCAACACAGCATCGAAAACCGTTACAAAAGACGAGTATATTGGTGATGTGGCTGGTACGGTGGCATTTACTACTACCCAGTTTGCTGTCAATCCTGGACAGGCTGCGACATTTCCTTGGCTTGCAATTGAAGCAAAGCAATGGGAAAAATATGAATTCGAAAAGCTGGAATTCTACCTCAAACCAGAGGTCACCCAATATACCAATAATGCAAATTCTGGTAAAGTCATCTTGTCGTTTGACTCAGATGCGAGTGACCCACCTCCACTTAATAAGCAGGAGGCTGAGGATGTGATGCCGATGGCTGATGGGATGTCCTATCAGACCGTTAATCTCAACATTCCAAAGTTCATTTTGCAATCGCATCATGATTCTTTTTATGTGAGGCCGGGAAATCTCCCGGGTGGCTCCGATATAAAGACCTATGACCTTGGGAATCTATTTGTTTCCACCATTGGTCAGGGCGGGCCAGTTCCTAATATGATGGAACTGCGTGTGAGATACACCTGTCGTTTGATGATTCCAATTTTGGAAAATACAGCGGCAGCCCCACAGAACAACCAGGTCACTTACTTGGTAGATTCTAGTGCAGCTTTGACGACAAATGTGGCCTATCAGCCACTACTTGCTAGTGCAAATAGTACTTCACGACCCGTGACAAATGGTCTCAACGTCGTGAATACTGCGGGATCCATTGTTCCACCACCTGGTAATTATATGCTATTTTGCAGTTCAATCGCATACAACACTAACGATGCGTTAGGTTCTTTAGCGATGGGTGTGTTGAAGAATGGTGTCGTCCAAAATCCGGTCGTTGGTACGCTATATACTGCAGCCATGACAAGCACCAACGATTTTGCCCAGTTTACAGTAAACTCTTCGCAATGGATTTCTTGTAATGGCACTGATGCCATCACTATTTCCTTGCTTGGCGCTTTTGGTGCGGGGACGACTGAGGCCACAACTACGTTGTGTCTGATGTCAATTTGATCGAGGATCATCTTAGTCCGTAATGACGTAAAACTAAACCGAGTGGTTTTATCCTTTTAGATTAACGCCACCTGGCGGACTAAAAGAAAGCTATGACTGTAAAAAGGTTAACGCTTTTCCACTGAAGAGGTGATTGGTTGCAAAACCATCACCTATTGAGTTTCACAACGAGGTTGTGATACAAAAAAAAAAAAAAAAAAAAAAGAACGGAAGAGGGGGGGGGGGGGAAAGGAAAGGAAAGGG